GAAGCAAGGCCAACTGCCCTCACTGCTCCACCAGCAGCCCCGCCAACTGGCAGGGTGAGCGCGGTTTCGCCGATAATCTTTCCTGCGATGCCAGCTCCAGTGCGATTAAGTGGCTCGTCAATACGATTCTGTTCTTCCACAGCTTCGTCACTGAAGGCACCGACTTCGAGATGTTTTGGAAGAAGAGCCTTGACAAGCTTTCGCCCGCCGCCGATCATTCCTCCGCCGATACCGGCAAGCAGACGCTCTCCGGTGGACATATCCTCTGTCGGATCGTAGGTCTCCTTTCGCGGTGCGTTGAGCACCTGCGAAAGCTTCATTTTCTTACCTGTTACTTCGGACAGCTTCACTCAACCAGCTCCACATCTGGATCGTTAGGGTCGCCTCCAGTAACTCGCCATTTCTTTCCCTCTGCCTCAATTATCTGACCGACGGAATACCCACCACCTTCTGCTTTCTTCGGCGTGTGCATACCGATTTCAGTCTGGTACAGCTCTACCACTTCTGGTTCGTACCCTGCGAAAATATGAGCTTTTCCGTCGTCCAGAGTTTTACGAATCTGAGATACGAATTGCAAAAGCTCCCTGTCAGATGTTCCAGTCCAAGCTCCCATTTCTTCCGACAGCCTCTGGAATTCAGCATCCGTTACGGCTGCTCCAGATCGAACCTTCAGAAGCTTATTGCGGAGTTCTGCTACTCTCTGCTTAATTGACCTGCCCTCAGTACTGAGGGCAACACCAGGAAGAAATGCAGTAAGTCCTGCTCCAGGAATGTCTTTACCTTCATACTTCTTAAGATCTTCCTCCAAAGAAGTAAGAGTGGACTCCAAGTCTCCTAATCCCGATCCGGAGTACTGCTTCCCGAGATCTCTCTTGTAGCGAAGAAAATCCTTCAAAGACATCTCCATACCATCACGGTTCCGCATTCCCGCGATATACAGAGCATTCTTTCTGTTTTTCTCATTTTCTTCGCGTGTAAAAGCTCGTTCCTGCTCAGCTTCCAACGCTCGCGTTAGAATTCCGCGCTGGTGCATATCCTGTTGAGCTTCTCGCCACGCTTCTGACTGAGCGCTTTCCTGAAGCTGACCACCGAGCTGGCTAAGAACAGGATCCCCACTGAATACTCCTAGCTCCCCCATCGCCTGCTTACGCCGGAGAGCCTGAGACATAACTGGCGGAGGAGGGGCTATCGGGCCTCCCCCTTGACCAGCTAGCATCTTAATGTAGTCCTGCGGGCTCAAAACATCATTCCCCTGTTAGTTCCGCCACGGGCTCGCAACAAAGCTGCGAGCATTGGGTCCATCGGCTTTTGACCCGAAATCCCTGACGGTCCACTCCCCCCATAGTGAGGAACGATGGGGGGAGGAGCCATTTGTGCTCCGGGAGCCTGAGTTATCCCTCCAGGAGTGGTAGGCCCTTTCAATGCCTGCGCCATCGGACTAGACGGTCCCTGAATAGGGGCGATGGTCGGCATAGGGAAATTCTCCGGACCGGAAACAGAGACAGGGGAGTTAACAGGGCTTGCCCCGGCTCCAACCGGAGACATTTGACCACGTCCGCGCAAGAGATTTCCAAACATAGAACGGCCCGTCCGTATGTCTTGAAGTAAGCCTTCTCGCTCAGTGCCGAGTTGTTTCATGTCCTTAGCGGCTTTGAATCGTTGAGCTCCACGAGTTATGTGCTCTAAAGGATTCGCAGCAACATAGACTCGACCAGCCTGACGACCTTCCGGACCTTCGCCGTAACGAAGTGCTTCGGCCAGCTCGCTTTGCCTGCGATTTTCAGCTAGCTCTTCGGGGATTATCCCCAGACGAATTAGAGCCTGCATTTCGTCATCAGTGATATCTAATTCATCCATAAATCACCCGGTAGTTGACCATGAGGTAGCCGCTGGGATGAGTCCGTACCGCGCCTGGAATTCCAACCACTTCGTCTGCCATAACTCCGACAGAACGCTGCCCCCAGATGTATTCGAAAGAATACAGCGGAATTCCGTTGATGGAGCCAATTCGTTTGACGTCACGCTTCAATCTCCGATCTGAAAATGCGAACATGCCCGCCGCACCAGACATTAATCCCTGAAGACCAGCTTGCTCGGCGTTAAAAGCGTCCAATTCAGACTGATACCCTAAATTCGCAGCCTGGAGGTATTGAGGAGTTTCAGCACGACTCGCTGTACTGAAGCTGGGCATAGTCGGCATCCCAACCTGTTGTCCTGTCAACATAGCATTTATTTCATTGAGAGTGAACCCACGCTCCTGCATGGCCTCCACAATCTGCTGCTGACGAAGTTGATTCTGATAGTTGGCAATGTCCATACCCTGACCGAACTGGAAGTCCCCAGCACGGATCCCCATGCCGAGTTCACGTTCAGCTTCCTCGCCACCTCCGATTATAGATCCATACATCGCCTGCTGATAAGCATCGGTCTTATTACGGGCGAAGTTGTCAACTTCCCGCTGGAATGCTGCATCCCCTTCCCTCAATCCCTGATTGTAAAGACGCGTACGAAGGTCGCTCTCCTCCTGCTGAAAACGGGGATCAAGGCGAGAAGTCATTCGCCCATACAACGCCTCTTCAGCTCTTCGGCGAGCTTCATCTGTTTCAGGTAATTCGCTCAGTTCAGGAATCTGCCCGAGCGCCGTAAAGTCGTCGAAATTAATTCGGTCCTGGTACTCCCCCGCCAGTCTGCCAGTAAGGTCTCGGGCCAGATTTGAACGCCCGAGCAAAACTTCCATCTGCGCGTCTAGCGCAGCCTGAGACTGGGGATTGAGATTGGTGTTCTGCGTCCAGCGATTGATGTATTGCTGGGTCGTAGGATCCCACTGAGGAGCATTACTCCAAGTGGTCTGCCCGAAGGGAGTGAACTGATCGGGGCGATTAGCCCAAGTCTGAGCTTCTGTTATATCGCGGCTGGCTTCTGCCTGCTCTTCAGCAGCACCACGATAATCAGGCGGCGGAGGACTGTCTTTGCTCATGGATGACGTACTCTGTAATTACAAAGTCAACCCCATCTGACCATGCATCTTTCAAACGAGTTATCTCTCTAAACCCTAAAGCTTTTATGAGAGACAGCGCCCGTTCGTTGTCGGATGGGGTGACTCCATAGACGAGTCGCCTTCCATGCTGCCGAATGTACTCTACCACTTCTCGCTTGAGACGTGCAAGGCATTTTGGGTCAACTATGGCTATGTGAGCTTGCACTGAATTTGGAGTCCATCTATCTAGCCCTATCATCCCCATACGAGTATCACCATCCACCGCGATAACTCCTCGAAAGCTTGGTCCTGGAATGTAGCTAGTCAGCTTGCTGAACCAAGCATTATCTAGCTCGTTGGAAGCACGAACAATCACAGATGCCCCCCGATAGTGAGCATCATATCAATCTGGATCAGTATCAGATCCTGAGTGGTTGTTCCTCTCATTGCTATGGCGACATTACGTCCAATGCCAGTAGCTCCGCGCACAGATTCAAGAGCCTCGATTGTCCCACCCCAAACATTCACGTCCCACTCTGCCGAATCCCAGCCTTCTCCTACTGGAGGAGTTCCAGCAGGAAGGTTTATCTCCAGAAGATTGTAGTCGTACACCGCCTTGACATCGTAAACGGGGGACCCTCCGGATAGAAACACAGGTCGAATGAAGTCTACCCGCTTGTAGCGAGTTGGAACCCCAAGATGCTGAAACGAAGTCAGCAGACTGAATTCAATCGGGGAATATGAGGTACCTGCTAGATTGACGTTATCCAGAGTCCCTGAGTGGACATATACGTTCCCTGACTCATCCCCAAAATAAAGATCCCCAAGCCAGTTTGCTCCAGTGACATATGGCATATCACGAAGGAATGACCAACCTTGAGAAGTCAACCCCTGAGCATACTGAATGTACGGGTATCCAGTCCTCTTAGGGGTAGCTATGAGAAATAGATCATCTCTGGGCAGAAGATTTATTTCCCAACCCCTGGAATTGAGGGTTTCCTTAAGAAGACTATTGACCACAGGGGAAATTTTCTTTGTGTGGTAGGCTTCTCGAAGGGCTACGTCAGATCCTGAGAATAGAACTGAGAGGGGTATGACTCCATTACTTGTAATAAGGAGTAGATCTCCCCCAAAGGAGGATGCAACTCTACGCCCTGCCGGGAAGCCTCCGACATACCACTGACCTTGGAGTGTGAAGTTAGTCGCGCTGGAAGGATCTGTACCCTTGTAGACGACCACATCTCCACCAGAACTGAGCGCGACCAAATAGTCATCAACGCCCTCACCGCCGTCAATGGTCCAATTGTAGAGCCCAATCAGGTATCCTCCGTGCTTAAACTTCGTGCCGAAGTTAAACGAAGTCACCGTACCTGTGACTTGGCCCACCGGCAGATACCACATCGTAGCAGTATCTCGCTCTACAAAGAGAAGTCGATCCTTCCACGCACAAACGAAAACAAAGTTGTCCGGGTTAGCCCCATTGATTTCCCCAGCGCCAGCTCCTGCTACAATGTTGGTCCATGACGTTCCATTGTAAGTGTAGTATCCGTTGACTTCATCGCACAGAGCTATGTACTGCCCGCCGAGAATGGTGAATTGGGTCCATATTCCCCACCCTGCTAGCCCCGTCGTCGTTCCAAAAGCAGTATCAATAGATGGAGAACCAGTGGAAGAGCTAATGTCCCAGATACCAGAAGGAGTACAAGCGTAGAACTCGTTTGCTCCTCCTGTTCTGGTGTACGGGATGAGGGTACGGACGGCTCCTCCGGTAAGTCCTGTGACCCACGCACGATATCCTCTCCTAACCTTCAGACCATACTGGCTGTGAATTAGGTTGTAGAGATATATTGCATCCGTACTCGGCATTGAGGACAGCGGATCAACAGCATTGACCCCGCCGATCGGTGCCGGTATTGACACCCCGTCAGATGATGGGCTCTGTGCTTGAGCTGTCCCTTGAAACATTAACCGAAGCCTGTATCACCAGCATTCGCCGGAGTCAGGAGTGGGTCGAAGTTACGACCTTTCCCCCTCGCCATACTAAGAATTGGAGCGCTGACTCCTTTCCCCTTCCATAAAGAAAGAGAAGACAAGAAATCATTCTTAGCATCTTGGCTTGGGAACCCTTTGGCCGACAGAAATTTCCACTTCAGCAAGTTCACTACTAGAACAGGCTCAAACTGAACAATGTCATCATTTGCTTCTACCCTGTCGCGGTAGGTTGAGCCATTGACGACCCAAGTGCGACGAATGTACTCATAGTTGAGGGTTTGTCCCGCAGCAGTATCAGTTGGGTACAGCCAAAACTGATTTTGCGTCTCCCGATAGCTGATGTAGATGGGGGAAGCAAGATTTTGCCCCGTTGCGATGGCCCACAACTGAGGATTCAGAGGCCCGCCTAGCCCCTGAAAATCACCACTCTTCCAGCCCGTTTGAGGAATGAAGTGGGAAAAGTCGGCAGGAACCGCATACTGGTTTGGAGTTCCAGTAGTCGCGATCGTTCCTTGCTTCTGAAGCTGTTGCCATTCAGCAACAGCCACAAGATCTTGGCACCCAGAATTCAACAGACCGAATAACTGTCGGAACGAAGGGTCCGTTGAAGAAAAAGGATCCCCTACTGAAGCGAGGCCAACTTCTAGCGCAGCTCGGTTTACGATATCTCCTGCAGAGATATACCGTGCGATAGTCATTATCCCGCCTTAGAAGCTTCCACAGCCTCCAGCCGAGCGTTTAGCTGGCGAATCTGGTTTTTAAGCTGTTCATTCTCCATATTCTGGAGAGTCAGCTGTTCCCGCAACTGAGTTGCGAACCCTGTGTTCTGGGCAGCAGCCAGAAAATCCTTAGCTTGCTGCTTCAAGCTCTGAATGCCCATGAAATTCTGGGCATTCGAATCGCTGATTTCTGCAAGCTGCTCTACGGTGTAGACATGGAAGAAGGCCAACTCTTCGCACTGAGCACGGGAGACCCACGGCACCATCTTTAGCGGAGTGCCGCTAGTGATCTGATCAGACTGCCCCCGCTTGAATGCCTCATACTGCCGAGGAAAACGACGGAAATCGATCTCAGTTGCAGGGCGCTCGATGATATTGTCTTTATCACCGGGCGTGATGATACGAATGTACTCCCGATCTTCGTAAATCGGACGATTGGATTCTTTGGATTTGGTCTGATTGAGCTTGGGGTGCATGAAAAACTGAACAAATAGCTTGTCAGACCCCTTGTCGAAGACTCCCTCTGCAAACGCCTGCTCGGTCATAGTGAAATCAGCTTCACCAATACGCATATGGTTCTCCTTGGAATGAAGGAGGGGCCTTTCGGCCCCTCCTATGAGGGCTATTACAGAGTCACTCCGACGTGCGGGTAGGTGAGGATAGCATCGGCATTCGTCGCCTCAGCACCGCCAGTCGCGGTGTTCAGAACGATGCCCATGATTTGCTCAGCACCAGACGTTCCGTCGTCGTCCAAAGCTCCAGCCGTGGCCGTCGAATTGAGTCGTGTGCCGATAGCAGCGCTCGCCAGAGTACGAACAGGTCCCTTACCGAAAATCTGGAACCAGCCATACTCATTGTCTGCCATAGCAGCGCACGCGACACCAACTCTCGTTCCAGGGCCAGCGGTTCCAGGAGTCGTGAGGGTGACAGTCGCCATACTGAAGTCGAACCCGGTCCGCTCGACGCAGACATAGCCCGCCGCAGTGATGGCACCGTTCGCTCGCCCGTACACAAACTCCTGATACCCGTTGGATGGGTCATTATAACCCATCACCGTGCCGAGACGGAAATCAGGGATTCCCGTCGCAGCCACGACCTTTGTTTTGTCAAACCCGATTCCTGCTCCACTCATGGTCGCTACTCCTTAGGTGTTGACCAGACGGCCGCAGAACTGCGGGCCAGACGAGGTCAGGTTGCCTGCAAATGCCAGAATCTGGACCTCAGCATCCTGATTGGTCGCATACCGGCGATTTGGAGACAGCGGGACCATGTTCCGGTTCGCGTGCGGGCGGTACTTGATGTACTTCGTGTTGAGGAAGATCGCGTGGCTCGTATTGGCAAAGCCACCGATACCACCATCAAGCACTACGTCCGCATCCATGAACCCGATCGTGGGAAACCCGTACTTCGCTGACTGAGCCGAAGTGAACCGCTGGAGCGCCTGGAGAGAGGCAACGTAGATATTCCACGTTGCCGAATCCATCAGGATCAGATCAGGGCGATCAGACCCACGAACCATCCTCGACCAGAGCAGATTCATGCCCTGATTGATGTTGGCTGAAGTGTAGGCTGTGCCCGGATCTTCGAGCTGTGAGCGCCAGAACGTCCAGGTGGCGCGGTTGATGCCGCCGTAAGTTCCGGTCGTCGGATCGGTTGGAACCGCTGCCGCCAGACCAGTGAGCTGTTTACCGCCTGAGCCCGTTCCGTCCGAATAGAGAGCTTCTGCAATCTTGTTCGCCATCGTAGACTCGGCGACGGCAAGACGCTGCTCCATCAAATCAATCATGCGTTCCTTGCTCGCGTTCTGGAGCTCCTCCAGACCGGAGATTACGACGGGGCAAGCTGCCTGCTTGATGGGGTATTCCGCCGCCGTAATGACGTCCTGTGCCGCAGTCGGCAGAGGATCGTACCCAGAGTACCAACCGAAGTTGCCGTTCTCAGCAAACGAGATCTCTTCGTAGATCTTATGTCCGCCAGAGAAGGTCTTGATGTTCCCGCGCTTGGACAGCCACGTCAGAACAGCATTGTTCTTTGTGACGTTGTCCTGGACTTTCTTGCTACGATTTTCGATCGTCGTAGCGAGAATGTCACTCACATTGGGGAAAGCCATTGAGAAAACCTCCTAAGTTGATGATTCAGCCGCTTATTGCATGAGGCTCGAGGCCTTGCTTAATCACCGAACTTGAGGTACTCGTCCCAATGGGATGAGAGTCCTAGTCCTGGTGAGGACTATAACAGGATCGAGCGCGAAATACAACTAACTTGCAGCCCCCCATGCCTCTTCGATGTCCGAACGGCGATCATCCCCTTCCGCAACTTTCTTCCCAGATGGAGTTCCACTTGAGGACAAAGAAGACGCCAACTTCTTTGCCTTTATGACCTTTTTCTGATTTGCCGGAAGAGCAGGCTTCTTGGAAGCATCTACTATTTTCTTCAGCTCAGGGCGAGTCGCAAGCACAGCATCGTACGCGGCCTGAAGACTCATCTTCTTTCCACGACGATGCGCTGACTCTATCAAATCCCCCATCTCTTCTCGAAAGTCTTCAAAGAACTCGTTCTTAGAGGCAAATTCTTCCATCTCCCTCTGAGCCTCTGCTAGCTCGGCATCTCGTCGCGCCTTTTCATCCGCAGTAAGCCTTGACACTAGCGGATTCAGCTGCTCAGAAACAACTCGACGAACTGTGTCTGAAACGTCTGTCCCCTTAGAAACCTTCGGGTCATTGGCAAGAACTGCGTCAAGAGTTTCAATATCAATGCCGAACTGGCGAATTACATCTGCTACGGCCTGAGCTTTCTGTAGAGGAGACCCAAGAGTCAACCGCGCAGAAGTCTGCATCATGCTGGCAACTGCCTGCATGGGAGTTGAATTCTGTGCTCTAATCAGCCCTTCATATGGCTGAATAACTTGAACAAACTGTTGAGCGAGCTTGCGTGCCTCCGCTGTGTAGTTGAGAGTGCGGCTGATTTCGAGTTCACGACGCGAAATTTCAGCTTGTGCTTCTGCTGGGATCTTGCTCCAATGTTGACGTACTTCCGGACGCCAAGACTGCGGAGCCTTAGCTGAGGCGTCAATCTTCTTTTCAGGTTTTTCCTCTTCCTCAGGCTTT